AAAATTTTCTGTGAATAGTCCGTCATGGCGTTTAATAAGTCGTTCCCTAAATTGTAAAAAAAAACCGTAGCACCTAAGTAATATTCAGCAGGAGCATCAATAAAAAAATCATGTGATTCTGTGTAAGGCTCGATGTCGTACAAATCATGTTTGTCTTTATTAAACCAATTCTTTTTTCGTGTTGTGATAGGTCTGTATAAAATAGATAACGCCTTGTGCCACGTTTCAGGCTCTTTCATATAGTTTTCTAAATCGATGAACTCGCCACCTGTTATACTATCGAGTTTAGGAATAAACCCGAAGTCAATATCTTTATACTTGAAAGTTTGATAGTGTTTAGGCTCTGAATTAAGCACATCGCTAAGTAGTAATACTATTTCTTTGTATTCTGAAATAGGAATTTGTTTTGCATCTGGGATATTGCAAAATATCTGTATTAAATCAATCTCTGATTTATCCGATTGTTCCCACTTTACAAATGCCGAAAGTGGAATTTCTGTTAATGTAGTTGGTATATTAATCTCCATACTACTATAACGTAAAAAAAGTGTTTTGTTTTTATCGAAAATCGGAAGCGGTTTTTTGTGACTTACCTAGTAAATTCCAAACTGCGTAACCTAACGCATCTAAAGCGTGATTGTAGTCGTCTATTGGAGTTTGTGATTTTTTATCATGCCAAACGTAGTTGTTAAGTTCTTTGATTAAGTTGGTGCTATCTTTATCAATTATCAATTCATAATCTTGCATTATAGCAATCCTATCTATAATCTTTGGTTTGTCAACCGCTTTTATATTCAAACCTCTATTTTTTAACTCTTGAATTAAACGAGGCTCTGCGCTATCGGCTACAATTAAACCGTTTCTATTTGTATATCTTACATTTTCGTTATAAATATCGGTAGTTGTTAGACTAGGTTTGTAAATTAATTCTTTTGCATAAATCTTTTTATTTACTTTGTCTATTGAAGTTTGTATTAATGTAGTAGGGTCTATACTAAACCCAAAATCCTGACCGAAACATCCAAAGTTTGTGTCTTTAAATTCATCAATACGCCAATTAGAAAATATAACACCCTCCGCTTTGTTTAACCAACCACCTAAAATTTGATGTTTGTATTTTTGCGGGTTTGTTTGTTCTATTCGTTTAACCTCGTTTAAGAATGATTCATCTAAGTTTTCGACGTTATCTAAGTAGGTAGTATGAATATAAGTAACATCGTCTTTAACTCCATTAAAACCCTCCTGTATTCCACGCTCTTCAAAGAAACGTTTGTAAATCCAATGTTCTTTTGTAGCTGGGTTTAGAATTAGTATAACTCTATTCTGTTTTCCTTTTTGTCTAATTGATAAATTGATTTTATCAAATTGCATTTCATCTGTTAACTCCTCTGCTTCATCTAATATCCACGTTGTAATTCCTTGTAGCGATTTAAGGTTTGCCGTTTGGTCACCGCTTGAGGTTTTAATACCTCTGAATATTATTTCAGACTTAGATATTTTATTTACTATTTCGGTTTTATTAACTTCAAATGCGGTGTTCAATTCCATTAAATCAATCTTCTCTTGGAACTCTGGAATTATTGACAAATGCGCACTTGTCATTGTTTGCCTTGTGAATAGTATTTTATGATTTGGCTCAAACGACAAAAGGTTGGTAAATGTACCAACCCCAAAACTCTTTGAACTTCCACGCCCTCCAGTTATAATAAAATATCGAGTGTCGTTTTCAAATAGTGGTTTGTATTTATTATTTAGAGTTATCAAATTTTAAAACATTCTTTAATGTAAATTCTACATCCAAAGGTTTTTCCCCTCCCTCTAAACTTGTTTTCTTTGGAACAAAGTATTGAGCATACTTAGCAAATAAATCTAAATAAGTAGCTGGATTCTTTTCTCTTACTTCGTTAAAGGCTTCCATTATATTTGGAACTTGTGCCTCTAATGTTTGTAAAAACAATTCTCTAGCCTCTTGGGTTACTTTATTTACTGCGCCTTTTGGTTTTCCTTTATTTCCTTTTTCAAATGGTTTTGGCATCGTTTTTTAACGTAATTATCGTTACTCACACTCTATTCTAAAATATTCATTACTACCTATTTGAATATATTGTCCGTTTGTTTCTTGACAATCTACTGGCTCGGAATAAGTTTTTTGATAGTACCAAGTAGCCTGAACTCCATCTAAACGAACTTTATAAAGATAGTAAACCTTTTCGCAGTTGCAGTTCGTAGGTTGATCATCCGCTTCACAACTCGCCCCTAGTGATAATAGAAGTATAAATAGTATTAGTATTTTAGTTTTCATAAGCTTTCTTTAATTTTTTAATAATAGACTTCCAAACTCCAGAACAATTAACACAAGGGTCAAACGGTTTAACTCTAAAAACTCTAAAATAAATATCTAATATTTGTTTTTGGTCTGCTGCATTCAATTCTGTTTTATCTGATTCAAAAAATGTGCCTAAGTATTCTTTTTCTATATCAGAAAACTCTTCAATACCAAATGGAAATAATTGATTAAGTTTTTCTTTACGTTTATTGCATCCATCACAAGGCTCTATTCCTATTACCGATGTCCCCGCTGCTATTAAGTCCCCTAGTCCTTTAATTTTTTTAGTTCTTCCCATAATTGTTTTTTTGTTTTCTTAATTGTTTGATTAATAACGATAAAAGAAATATCTGTTTCTCTTGCTAATTGTCTTTGACTTATTTCCTGAGTAACAGTTAATAATTCCTTTTCAAAGTATGGTAATTGTTTTACTTTTTCAAGTGCTAATTCTTTTATTTTGTCTTGTTCAAAATCATACTCATCAAAGTTACATAAATTTTCATTAAGTTCTACTTTTGTTTTTTCTTTTCTTAAGTAGTCTAAAAATATAGATTTTAAAGCAAAGAAAATATAGTACTCATTTAGCGATTTATTATAATTCGAGAATTTAATATACATATCCTGTACAATATCGTCTGCAATATCTTTGCTCTTACAAATATGAAAAGCCATTCTACGCCAATCCTTATCTCTTTTACAAAGTTCTTCTAGCATTTAAGTACATAAATAAAAACAAATATATAAAATTAATAATTCATTTTGCTTTGAACGATTAAAAAATTATCGTTTCGTCTGTAATGTCGAATAATTGTATAAATAGTAGTTGCTTTATATCCTGTTATTTTACAAATATTTTCAATTGTCAACCCTTGTAAATAATAGTTAAAAATAGCGATATGTATGTTTATATCATTTCTTCTAATATCCGAAAAATTAGGGAACTTTTGTTTATAATTTAAAGGTTTAGATAATTCTTTGATTTGTTGTTCATTATAATATACCATTAAAGATTTTCTTTTTCCTTTTATACCATATTTTTTCAATCTTTTATGTAAAGCAGGAAGTCCTATATTCAAATCTATTGATATTTCTTGAAGTGTTTTCATAGCTTTTGTAAAAATTTGTCGTTATAGTCGTACTCAAAACTAACAAGTCCACCTTGTTCATCTAGGTAAATAAAGGTGTAAATCCAATGGTATTTATAGCTTCCGTTAATATACTTTTGTGGAACTTGTAAATTCTTTGAAATTGCACTCAATCGAATCGGTCTCCCGTTTGGTGAGGTTTGTATTTCTGAAATATCAAGATTAAGTTTTATTTTATTCAGGAAAATTGCGTTCATAGTCTGTCCATATTAAAACTGTTATACCATAACTTCTTAATTGTTCTATTCTTATTTTCTGTACTTCTGAAAGTTTACCTAATGGTCTTTTAACTTCGATGTACATAGTTTCACCATTGCGGTGACAAATCAAATCAGGATAACCTGAATGTGATAGCTTAATTACTTTTAGACAAAGCCATCCATCTTTTGTTAGTTTGTTGATTATTTTGGTTTGAATTTGTTGTTCTAACATTAAAATCTTTTTTAAAAGTTGAATTAGTATAATCTTTTTTCCCTTGCACTGTTTTGTAAATCTTTTCTTCAATACCATCTTTTGCAAATATCCAAAAAATAGTATTTTCTTTTCGCTCTAGTGTAGTCATTCTGTCTTTGGCTTGAAAGTAACTCACTGCACTAAAATCAATGTTCATAAAGACTAAATGGTCTGCATTTCTTAAGCTGATCCCCTCACGACCGCTCACAATCTGTAAAGCTATATTTTTATTAGTTGTATCGAACTCGTTTAAGTCTGTGGTTAACGTTTCTTTGAATACTGACTT